CAAATGCCATTTGTGGGTCGTTAAAGTCTGGTAAGTCATTAGTCATAATTAATTCCAATCTAGTTAATAAAATTAATGTGATGCACTATTGCATCCTTGAACATCTAATAAGTTCATAGCGATTAGCTTTCATGGTTAGATGCTCAAAGATAAAATAGTAGGAGGGCAAATAAATTGCCCTCCATAAAAAGAGCTTAAATAAAAAAATCATCCCCAAGACAAATTGCTCTTTAATTTTTTTGCCACTGTCTAAGACTGACAAAAATAAAATCCAGAGAAGATTTTCTGCTCGACTCCTCTTATGCAATGTTGGTAAGTGTATGCTCTTAAGACCTTGTCCGATACAGTGTAGAAAATTAAAATGGAGGGAGATGCTTTTACCTACCCCAACTGCTTTGGACACAGAAGGCTACCAGATTAATCTCGGTATTTTTTGTTATATGCTAAGTGGTACAAAAAAGGCTTTCACCAAAAAATCAATTCTTAGATAACATATAATGATTTTACACAACAATGCAATACCTCAATATACTAGGTAATACCTTGCTATATTTAGGTCAATATATGCAACCATAGTTAAAACAATGCTCAAGCAATGCTTTATCTATAATTCAGTAGACGGATAGTAAACGTAATTGTTTTAATTTTATTCCAATTAATTTAATTGCAATGTTCACAACTTGTTCAAGTGTAATTACAATTTTTATAGGGTATGAAAAATATAAAATGAGGTAAGGTATAATTATGGCCAAGACAAAAATAACAGTAGAAGAATTTAAAAACTTTTATTTAAAAATGCCGAAGGGAAATCGTAGTATAAGAAAACTGCACACAGAATTGAAAACAAAATTCAAAACAAAATCTCTCCCTAGCTTACCAACAATATTTAGACACAGCAAGAATGAGAATTGGTTACAACTCTGTAGTGAGGTAGACAATCAATCGTCTGCAATTGCAATGAATAAGATAGTAGAAAAAAAAGCAGTACAATTAGAAGAGATAACAGAGCAACTTAAAGAGACATCAGACAAAGCATTACAACTTGTTCTTAGCAACTTAAAGAATGTAAACAATGTAGATAAGGTGCAGGACTTGGTTGGACTAAATAAGATTGCGGTTGAGAGTGCAAAGCTATCTAATTTGTTAACAGGAAATCCAACGAGCATATCAACCTCTTATCATACTGATAGTAATGACATCACCGCATTAAAAAATCACATCTCTGAATTGTATCAGAGTATCAACGAAGACTTACGCAACAAACAAAAAGAGCAACCAAGTTTAACACTTGTAAAAACAGAAGAGACAAAACACTAATGAATATATCTAATGAACTACTCAATGCATTATTAAATTACTTAGGCAAGAGACCTTACAACGAGTCATTCCAACTTATAGACAAGATAAGACAAGAAATAAATGCGGATGCATCACAGGATAAAAAGCCACAACTAAAAGAGGTTAAAAAATAAATGCCTTGCGATTGTGATTGTATTCCTAAGTGTTGCGATAATCCATTGGAATGTAATGGAGACAATTGCAAGTGTAAGGATATAGAGAAGACAGTAGAGTTTGAACCAGACATGGACTTAGAGCCAACTCTTCACTAGGTCTAATCATACAGGCCACACTCTACAACCTCACTGAGAGGTCTTAAAACAGGTTTTTTATGCATTGCTGAGAGGGTTTAGAATACACTTATAAGCTAGCACCTTGAGAGCAGAGAATATTCAGAGATTGCTATCAATGAATAGAATAGATTAAGGATTATGTGAGCATTACATTGAGATAAGTATTACTTGATGGATGCTACAATAAATAGAGACAAAGTCTGGTACGATAACTTTTATTACCGAACCTTAAGACAATTAATAGGATATGTCATTGAAATATATAGACATAATATTACAGCATTAGTTAACAGTATTGTATTAATACTCAATTGCTTGAGATAACGATGACTTATTGACAATATAATGGCTCAACATCGGTCATCAAATGCAAAGTACCTTATTAATTTATATTATGTAACATCCATCTGGTCATACTACTGTAACTTGACCCCCTACCCCCCAATTTTTGCCGAACTACTAACATCCATATAGTGCACACTGACTTACCACAATAGCAGAAACAGGGGGCTTGACAAAAACAGACATAGGGGGCTATAAAAAAAATTAGATTTAATATTTTTCCTCCCAATTAATATTTAAATCCTAGGGGTGCTTAACAAACAAGTACCCCTAATTATTTATGATAGATAAATCAACAGAACAAAAGATTGCGGAACTAGAGAGACTAGTAGAGCAAGTCAAAGATTTAGAGTCAAAGGAAGAAGCAAAGAATAGCCTCGTAGGCTACGCTAAGTTTCAAATGGAGAACTACCTATCCCCGCCGCATATAAAGCTACTGGCAAGCAAATTAGAGGCTGTGGAGAGGGGAGATATACGAAGGCTAGCAATATTTATGCCACCGAGACACGGCAAATCTATTTTGACTTCAGAGTTCTTTCCGGCTTGGTACATGGGCAGAAACCCAGACAAGTATATTATCTGCTCAACCTACGCACAGGATTTGGCAGATGACTTTGGGCGAAAAGTTCGTAACCAACTACAAGACAAGAGATACACGGATATATTCCCGGATGCGGAATTATCAACCGACTCATCTAGTATGAGGAGATTTAACACAACGAAGGGCGGCGTATACTACGCCGTGGGTGCAGGCTCGGCAATTACGGGTCGTGGTGCTCACCTGCTTTTAATTGATGACCCCATCAAGGGTAGAGAGGAGGCAGACTCTGCGGCAATGCGGAAGAACCTTCTGGACTGGTATAGGGCAACAGCCTACACACGATTGATGCCTAACGGCTCTGTTATACTAATCCAAACACGGTGGCACGAGGATGACTTGGCCGGTTGGATTTTAAAGGAGACAGGACACGAGGGTTGGGATGTGATAGAGTTTCCGGCAATCTTAAATGAGAGAGCGGCCGGTATGCTTGACCTAGAGGAGGGTGACCCCCTATGGAAAGAATCCTACCCAATTGAGAGACTAGAAGAAATTAAGAAAACAATTGGCACGAGGGAGTGGTCATCTCTCTACGCACAGAAACCTTCGGTAGAAGAAGGTAACATCATTAAGAGGTGGTGGTGGAAGACGTGGACAAGAGAGCAACCACCAGAGATGGATTACATCTTGCAATCGTGGGATACAGCCTACACTGTTACCGAGACATCGGATTACTCAGCGTGCACAACGTGGGGTGTCTTCAGTGGTGAGGGCGGATACAATCTCTTCTTAATAGATTCATTTAGGGAGAAGTTAACCTTCCCGGAATTAAAAAATCAAGCGGTGCATCTATACAATGAGCATCAGCCAGACTTAGTTTTAGTCGAGGCAAAGGCGAGTGGATGGTCACTCGTACAAGAGTTAATGAGAACGGGTATACCAATTACGCCATTCAATCCAAAGAAGATGGATAAACTGGCGAGAGTACACTCCGTGGCCCCTCTATTCGAGGGGGGAAGAATTTGGGCTCCCGATACGGATGAGTCAGCAGACGTGATGAACCAGTTCGCTATGTTTCCGAATACGAAGCATGATGACTTAGTCGACTCAACAACACAGGCTCTACTGAGACTGCGTAAGGGGTGGATGGTTAGTCACCCGCAGGATGTACCAATGGAAGAGGCAACAGGCCCGAAAGGAAGTTACTGGTAATGGAATCACTAGAGGATAGAGTAAAGAGACACGAAGGTTTTCGTAATACCGTATACAGAGATACCCTAGATAAGAGAACTATCGGCTACGGCCATCTATGTGTAGAAGACTTCTGGGAAGACGGCAAGGAATACTCTGAGGAGTATCTAACGGATATATTTAAAAAGGATTTGAAGAGTGCACAAGATTCAGCAAATAGACTATGTACTGAATTTGGATGCTCTGATATAAAGGGAGAAGCGAAGGATATTATAACAGAAATGGTTTTTCAACTTGGGGCTACTGGGGTTAGTAAGTTTAAAAATATGTGGAAAAATTTATCATCACTTAATTATGCAGGTGCTTCTATTGAGATGCTTGACTCACGTTGGGCTAAACAGACAAAAAACAGAGCCGAAGAGCTCGCAAACGAAATGAAAAAATTAGGAGTATAATATGGGATATGTTAAAGAAACTTTAAAAACATTAATTAGTCCAAAAAGATTAGCGGCAATTGGAATTGGATATAGTGTTTACAAACAATATAAAGATAGCGGAAAATCTGCTTATGAATTTTTTGGTAAACCAACAATAGACAAATTAAAAGAAGCAGTAGACAGAACTAATGCCGGTTTAGAAAATATGCAGAAAAAAAAAATGGGTGGCATGATGAATGCTCGTAAAAAAAATATGGGTTTAAAAATGGCTGAAGGTGGGGCTGTTGATTCTGGTTTAAAACCTGTTCCATCTGGCAATAAAGGTTTATCACAATTACCTACACCAGTAAGAAACAAAATGGGTTTTATGAAAGATGGTGGTATGGTAAAGAAACGTGCTAAATCATCTTCTAAAAAATCTAGAGGAACTGGTGCGGCTATTAAGGGGACTAAGTTTAAAGGCGTATTTTAAATGGCAGTTACTCCTTTTGGGTCTGTAAACCCACTTCTTGAAGAAGAAGTTACAATCATTGCAGAAGGCGAGCCAGTGGAAGAAACTGTAGAAGTTTCTGACAACCTTGCCGAAGACATGAGTGATGAGGAGTTAAGTGAAATTTCTAGTGAATTACTAGATGCTTTTGAGGCTGACTTAAATAGCAGAAAAGATTACGAAGAAACAATTAAGAAGGGTATGGATTTACTTGGTCTTAAAATAGAAGACACAACAAAACCATTTCCCGGTGCTTGTTCAGCACATCATCCGATGATGATTGAGGGTGCAGTACAATTTCAATCACAGGCAATAAAAGAATTATTTCCTGCTGATGGCCCAGTAAAAACAAAAGTTATTGGTGAGAGAACAGATGAAGTTGTTAAGCAATCAAGCAGAGTAAAAGAGTTTCTCAACTATCAGATTACAGAGTCAATGGAGGAATACTTCGATGACTTTGACCAGATGCTTTTTTATCTTCCTATTGTTGGTAGTTGCTTTAAGAAAGTATACTACGATGAAGCATTACAGAGACCCGTTGCAAAATTTATTCCTATTACTGATTTTGTAATTTCTTACAACACAACCGATTTAAGAACGTCTGGTAGATATACACACATACTACGATACACAGAAAACGAATTGCGTAAGAGACAAGCAAATGGTTTTTATATGGATGTCGATATGGAGATGAATCCGGATGAGGATGACTCCAATGACATTACACAAAAGATACAAGACATAGAGGGTATAACACCATCAAAAAGTTATCAAAAGGATGGAAGATATACTATTCTAGAAATGCACGTTGACATTGATATACCGGGCCAAGAAAAAGATTTTGCTTGCCCACACATTGTCAGCATATGCAAAGAAACAAAACAAATTTTATCTATTCGTCAAAACTATTTAGATGATGATGAAAATTTTAAAAGAATACAACACTTTGTACACTATAAGTTTTTACCGGGTTTTGGATTTTATGGTTTAGGCTATGTCCATTTACTTGGTAACTTACAGAAATCCGTAACAACCATTCTTCGCTCCTTGGTTGATGCAGGACAGTTCTCCAATTTACCGGGTGGCTTTAAAGCTAGAGGCATGAGGGTAGAAGGAGAACAGCCTGTTGGTTTTGGTGAGTTTAGAGATGTTGAGGGATACGGCGATGACATAAGAAAGTCTATTGTACCTCTACCATTTAAAGAACCATCACAAACACTCTTTGCTCTTCTTGGTTCAATGACACAAGAGGGAAGAAGACTAGCGGCAATAACAGATATGCAGGCGGGTGATATGAATTCACAAGCACCTGTAGGAACTACCATAGCTCTCTTAGAGCAGGGTATTAAAGTTATGTCTTCTATTCATAAGAGATTACACAAAGCACAGAGAGAAGAATTTAAAATACTATCAAGAATAAATAAAGATTACTTACCAGACTATTATCCCTACAGTGTAGAGAATGATACTCGGTATGTATTTAAAAAAGACTTTGATGCAAAAATAGATATTGTTCCCGTGTCTGACCCGAACATATTCTCTACAGCACAAAGAGTTTTACTTGCACAAACACAATTGCAAGCGGCGGCGGCGGCTCCACAAATTCATGATATGAAGGAAGCCTACAAGAGATTGTACGAGGCACTGGATGTTAAGAATATTGATGATATGCTTTTACCAGAGTCTGGGGCAAAACGAAAAGACCCTGCAACAGAAAACTATGCAATGATGTATGGTAGACCAGTTAAGGCTTTCGCATCGCAAGACCACGATGCACACATAGCTGTGCACACAGCAATGATGCAAGACCCAACAATGACACCACAATCTCAACAGGTTGCAATGGCACTAGCGGGTAATATAACAGCACACGTTCAAGAGCATATGGCTCATAAATACAGAGCAATGATTATGGCTCAGACTGGTGCAGAGTTACCACCGGCTCCAGAGTACGATAGAGCTAATCCGGGTAAAGATGAAGACTACGAAGAATTACCAATAGAAACAGAAAATCAAATTGCACAGATGCAAGCTCAAGCAGGAATGCAGATGTCTCAAGCCGCTCAACAGCAACAGCAAATGGCTCAACAACAAGCACAAATGGCTGACCCGAGAGTACAGATTGCAATGAAAGATTTACAAATTAAAGAACAAGAAGCTCAAAGAAAAGCAATGGATACTCAGCAAAGAGCTCAAGACAGAAGTCGTGAGTTAGCTATGAAAGAACAAAATCAAGCGGCTGATGCACAGATAGACATAGCTAAACTAGAGTTAGAAAGAGCAAAAGCAGAGTCTGACATAGCACTAGACCAACAAAGAATTCAGTCTAATGAGAAAAGAGATGCACTTCGCTCTAGAGCAAATAAATCTCTAGCAAGAGAAAAAACAATGAGTGATATGGCAAAAGAACAAATGAAAAAAGGTAAAGAGTAATGTTACCTTTATTAGCACTAGCACCATATGCACCGGCGGCAATAGCAGGAATAGGTGCATTAGCAAAAGGTTTGTCTGGTGGTAGAGGGCAAAGAATTGTTCAAGGTGGAGTGAATTTAGCAAACAGAGGATTAACTAGTCTACAACCATACACTGATGCATTAAAAAGTAATTTTGCAAACAAACCTATGACAACTAGTTTATCTACATTGTTTGGTTTAAGTGAAGTAGCAGACCCAAAAGAGTCAACAGCCGCTATGATGCTAGATGGTTTAAAAAAATCTGCAAAATATTTAGCGGCAGATGATAAAGAACGAAAACAAATGATACAAAATTTGTACAATTATTTGGGTATTGATAAAGAGCAAGCTCTAATAGATGCAGGCAGTGAATTATTAGAAAATAAAGAATTAGAAAAAAAGAAAAAAGGCGGATACGTTAAAAAACAACGTAAACGTAAACCATACAAATCAAGTGCATTCACAAAAGTAAAAAAACCAAAAAAAAGAAAATATATATAGGAGAATATAATGGGAACAGTAAAAGAAACAATTAAAGCATCTACTAAAGGAGGAAAAAAATTAGGTTTATTTCAAAAATTTTATAAACAATATTTAAAATTTTTTACCCCTAAAGAAGCAAAAATAGCCGCAGAAAAAGCCGCTAAAGAAGCAAAAGACAAAATTATAGATAAAAAAGTAGCAGATGCACCAAAAACAATAAAAAAAATAAAAAAGAAAGCTCTTATTGGAGCAGGAGGTTTAACAGGAGTAGATGTAGCCGGATATGGATTAACTGGTGAGTCTCCTATAATTGGCCCCACTGTACAAAAAATTATTCCCGGATTAAAAAAAGGCGGATACGTCAAAATGAAAAGAGGCGGCTCCGTTAAAAAAAGAGCTAAGTCTTCATCTAAGAAATCTAGAGGCACTGGAGCGGCTATCAAAGGTACAAAATTTAAAGGTGTATTTTAGTGGATAAAGATTTAAAATTATTAAATCAAATTGAATCAATTACTGATATGATGAATAAAGAAAAAAATTCTTTTAAAAAATCATTTTATGCTGACAAAATAGTTGATTTAAGAAAAATGCTTGTAGATATTAATAAAAAAGCAAAAGGCGGTATTATTAAAAAATTTGAAAATGGTGGTGAAGCAAAGAAAAACGGTAAATCACGTTTTATACTACCTAACGCTGACTATGATTTAAATGACCCTAACTTTATGCGTTTTATTAAACGTAAAATGAAAAAAGAAGGTATTACACAACAGGAAGCAATAGATAGTTTTAAAAGTGATGTAGTAAAACATAATAAAGCAAAAGGTAATCCGGGTTTTATTAATTATAAAAAAGGTGGCGTAGTTCTTGCTCCTAAAAGTGGTTCTGCACATTATAAATCAAAGAAAAGTTCTAAAGCTATTGCAAAAAAATATTTTAAAGGTATTTTTTAATGTTTACAAAGTCTAAAAAAAAAAAAGTTAAAAAAGTTATTAGTAAATTAAAAAAAGCATCTAAAGCACACGCAGGTCAAGCAAAAACATTACAAAAAATAATTAAAAAAAAATAAGTGGAAATAACAAAATTTATTAAACACGTTTCAACAAAGATTGAAAATGAAATTACTGACCGCAAGGATGCCTTTGCAAATGGTAAGTTACAGCCAGAAAATTATACTAAGGTTGTGGGTGAACTAAGAGGTTTGCAAATTGCTAGAGATTTGATAAAAGAGTCTTCTAAACATATTGAGGAAGATGATGAATAGTACAACCTTTAAATTAGAAGAAGTAGAATTAAAAAATAATAATTATCCCAAGCCAACGGGACACCGAATACTTATAAAAGTATTAGATGTTGCCAATAAAACAAATATGGGAATTTATTTACCTAGCAAATCTGTGGAAGACCACAGAGCAATTGCCTCAATAGGTAAGGTAATTGAAATAGGTAAAGATGCGTACAACAGAGATGATATGTCCGCTCCTTGGTGTAAAGAGGGTGAGTATGTTATGTTTGGTAAATATGCAGGACACAGATTTAAATTCGGTCAAGCGGAACTCCGTATAATGAACGATGACGAAATTCTGGGATTAGTTCCAGATGTTAGTGAAATAAGTTAATTATTTTACATTTAATAGTAGCTTTATAGCTATGAAAAGAGGCCACCCGTACTGGTGGCTTTTTTTATTCTTAGGAGATACCTATGCAAGTAGTACACGGTTCTTCGGCTAAGAAAAAGCCGATGCAAGTTGTCGAAGAAGGCAAGGAAGAAAAGCTCGAAGAGTTTAATGCAGAAGAAGCATTAGAAAACTTAGAGAATATCAACCAAGAGCCAGAAGAGGCAACAGACGCTGTTGAGGAAGAACCTCAAGAAGCGAAAGTTGAAGAAGAAAAAGAAGAAACAGAGGAAGTTGAAGCCAAATCTTCAGATGAAGAAGAGGAAGAAAGTCCAAAGAAAAAATCTAGACTTCAGAGACGAATAGATGAACTTGTCAAAAAGGCAAGTGTCTATGAGCAAGAGAGAAATCAGTATTATGGGCGTGCTCAACAACTTGAAGAAGAGTTGAAGAAAAAAAGTACCTTAAATAATGATTACGATAAACTTCAAAAAACTTATTATGATACTAAATTAGAATCAGCTAATAAACTTTTGGATAAAGCTCGCCTTGAACATAAATCAGCTTATGAGTCTGGAGACTCTGACAGAATGTTAGATGCCGCAGAATCAATTGCTGATGCTAAAGTTGAACTTAAAACACTTGAGTCGCAAAAACACTTGTTTGATAAAGAACCAGAACCGGTTCCAAGTTATCCAAGCGTTCAAGCACCTCAACAAGTTCAGCAACAGCAACAACCCGCACAACAACCAGACCCTAGAGCACTTCAATGGGCTCAATCAAATCAATGGTTTGGAGAAAATGCGGCTATGACTGGGGCGGCCTATGCTATAGACGCACAATTAAAAATGGAGGGCTACAATCCTTCATCTGAGGATTATTACTCAGAACTCGATAGGCGTATCGGTGAATCTTTTCCTGCAAAAACAGTAAAAGCTAAACCAAAGCAAGTCGTAGCGGGTGTAACCCGTGCTCAATCCGCACCAAAGAGGGTCGCTTTGACCAAAAGCCAAGTCGCAATGGCGAACAAACTAGGTGTGCCACCAAGTGAATATGCGAAGTTTGTGAGGAACACAAATGACTAGTAAAAATATTAAAACCACGTCTGAAGGGACTGCATCTAGGTCTCATCAGAAACGAAAAGTAACTTATACACCTCCTTCATATTTAGATGCACCAGAACCAAATGTTGATAGCGTAAAATACAGATGGCTAAGAGTGAGTGCGGGTGGGGAGGATGACGCTCGAAACATATCTAAACGGAAACGTGAAGGGTATGAATTCGTTAAAAAAGAAGAACACCCCGATTTCGATGTCCCAATGCATGAAACTGGAAAGTATGCAGGTGTAATTGGTTCTGGTGATTTAGTTCTAGCTAAAATACCAGTTGAGATGGCAGAAGCTAAACAAGAGTATTTTCGTAATAAAACGAAATCTCAGACTAGTGCCGTTGATGCTGATATATTAAAAGAACAACATCCATCAATGCCACTAACACAAAAGCGTAGCAGTTCTGTATCTGTCGGTAAAAAGAAAGATTCAGACTAAAGTTTTTGATTGGGTTTTTAATAACTTTAACAGGAGATAAATTATGGCAAACGTAGATGCCCCAAACGGTTTAAAACCCGTAAGACATCTTACTGGAGGCGTTATTCGAACAGAAGAATTTAAAATCGCAAGTGGTTCAAGCACGGCTATTTTTACCGGTGATTGTGTAAAATTACTCGGCACAGGATATATAGACGAATGTGACGCAGGCGATAGAATTCTAGGTGTATTTGCAGGATGCAGTTACCCTAATTCATCTGGCGAACAAGTTTTTAGTAGACAATGGACAGCAAGTGCAACTACACAAGGTAGTGTTGATGTAACTGCTTATGTTTATAGCGACCCACAAATTGTTTTTGCAGTACAATCAGCAGGAAGTGCTGATTTTGCAGATATTGGTCAATTGGCTGATATTGTAGCAACAGCAGGAGACACCAACACTGGTCAATCCAAACATGAAATTAGTGGAACAACAGGTACAGGAACCGCAGGTTTGCGAATTCTTGGTCTGTATGAAGAACCAAATAACGCATACGGAACAAATGGAGTTTTAGAAGTTCAAATTTATGAACACGAACTATCATTTGCTACTGGCGTATAGGAGATATAAATTATGGCTATTAATAGAGCTCAACTCGCAAAAGAGTTAGAACCCGGTCTCCACGCCTTATTTGGTATGGAGTACAAAAGATGGGAACGTGAACACGCAGAAATTTTCCAAGAAGAAAATTCTGACAGAGCATTTGAAGAAGAAACTCTTCTTACTGGCTTTGGTGCGGCCCCAACTAAATCAGAGGGAGCATCAATTGAATATGATACTGCCGCAGAACAGTGGACAGCTAGATATGTACATGAGACTATCGCTTTAGCATTCTCAATTACTGAGGAAGCTGTAGAAGATAATCTTTATGATACACTATCTAAAAGATACACTGCGGCGTTAGCACGTTCAATGGCTTACACTAAACAAGTGAAAGCGGCTAATGTTCTTAACAATGCATT